GGTTTGTTTTAAATAGTTCAGGTGTTTTTGATAGCACCATTATTTTCTGACCATAGGAATCATGAAGTTTTTTAATAGTAGGGGTGGCACATATTAAGTCTCCCAGTCCATTACATTCTTCTAAATTAAGACAAATTGGTTTCACGTAATTAATTTTAACAAAATTAAGAAATATTAATTATATTTGCAAAAAAACATTATGAAAATAGAGGTGAGTATAGGAGAGATAGTAGACAAGTTTACCATCTTAACTATTAAAAGTGAAAGAATAACAGATGAGGATAAGTTAAAGAATGTTACAAAAGAACTAGGTTATCTGTTAGGAAAAGTTCTTGAATTTGGTATAGATCTGGAAGATGAACTAGTAACAAGTCTTCTTGATGTAAATAAAGACTTATGGAACATAGAAAATAGTCTTAGAATCCATGAAAAAGATAAACTATTTAATAATGAATTCATTGAATTAGCCAGATTTGTATACATATTGAATGATAAACGAGCTGATATTAAGAAAAAGATTAATATAGCTTATGGTTCTCAGTTTGTAGAAGAGAAGTCATATGATACATATTAAAAAAAAGATTTGGTAATTTCAACTGTTTTACATAGCTTTGCGTGTACTACTATAATTACCTAAACTAAATAGCACATATCTCCTTAATAGGGGATTTTTGTGTTATATACATCCCTCTTAATCCATTATGGACACAAATAACTTCAAACAAGAATTAACCAATATGGATCTTAGACTTACAGAGATGGAAGAGAAAATTGACTCTATTAACACAAAATTAACCCAAGTTGTAGATGCTATTATAGGAAACCCACTGACAAAGGTGGGTGGGTTTGTTGGTGAAATTGATATAATGAAAGCAAAAATTATTGAACTAGAGAAAAAACAGCTCAAATATGAAGAGTTTAAAAAGAAAACATTATGGACTATAGCTGTAATAATGGGTATAGGAGCATTAATTCAATATGGTACAACAATTTATTCAAATGTTAATAGTGTAAAAGTAAAAGAACCTACACAAATCAAAACCCCATGAAACTAAAAGATATAGCATTTATTGCAATTATATGTATATTGGTAATAAAGATTTTATTCTTTTCAGCAGGTAAGCAAACAACATCATCTCTTCAGGAAGAGAACAGAGCTTTAATAGATTCAATAACTCTTTCTATTAAAACTATAGATAGTCTTACTATTGCTCAATCAACACAAACAAAACAGATAGATAGCCTAATTAAGCTTCGTAATGTTATTAAAACCAAATACAAAACTATATATGAACAATATCAAATCAAAGATTCTCTTGTTAATAGCCTGTCTGTTGACAGTATTGTTGGGCTATGGACAAAAAGATACAGTTATTATCAAACCAAATGATTCTCTGGTTATTATTACCAAATGGATGGCAATTGATATAACCAAAGACTTAGTTAAGAAAGACTATTTAGAACAAAAGGTGGTTCTTTTAGAGAAAGATACAACAGTTTTGTCACAAATGTTTGCTAAATATGTGACAGAATTAAGTATGGCTAAGAAGAAAGAAGAAGCATATAGAGGGATTATAGACAATGATAAGAAGATAATGGGTAATTTTAATGACTATATTCTTAAACAAGATAGGGCATTAAAAACCACCAAGGTTAAATCAATCACATCACAAATATTTCTTTTAGCAGCATTTATATTTATAATAGTAAAAAGTTAAATATGAAATTTGGATGGTCACATTACTGGGAATCTACACCTAAAGGTGTTAGAAAGATAGCAGATGCAATAGTGTCTGCTTGTGTATTTGCAGGTGGTCTTACATCACTTAATGGACATCCTATTGTAGGAACCATCATATTTGCTACAGGATTTGTAGCTAAAGCTGTATCAAATTTCTTCACTGATGACACCTCTGCAGCATGATTATAATAAATGATGAATGTATAGACTTGATAAAATCCTTTGAAGGATTCTCTGCAAAAGCTTATCATGATGATATTGATCCTCCAGGAGTTGATACAATTGGATATGGCACCATAGTTTATCCACCTACTTATATGGGAGGTAAACGTGTGAAGGTTGGTGATACACCAATCACTGAGGCTCAAGCAGTTGCATTTCTCAAATGGGAAGTGGAGCTTAAAACCAAAGCAGTGGATCTATTAATTAGAGATGACCTTACAGCTAATCAGTTTGGGGCTCTTGTAAGTTTTACATACAATCTAGGTGAGGGTTCTTTGAAAGGTTCTACACTACGTAAGAAGGTTAATGTTGATCCAACTGATCCAACTATACTACTTGAATTCCTTAAATGGGATATGTCTAATGGACATCATATAAAAGGATTACAAAGAAGAAGACAAGAAGAAGCTAATTTATATTTCAAAAGATAACCAATGGCAAAATTAACCAACCCAAACAAAACCTCCTTTGGTAGAAGAAAAGGTGGTAAAGCTAAGAAGAGTAAAGGTCCTAAAGAGAAAAATGTGAGCAAATACCGTTCACAAGGTAGATAACCAAATAAAAATATATGGAAAGTGACAGTAAAACAATTACGAAGATTAAAAGAAACATCCTTAATGTTAGCAATGTTCTTCCTACCATTTGGATACGATTTCCTTTTCAAGCTGATAATGGATCTAAGTGGATCATATTGGATAGCAGACATTACCTTCTACTCAATTTCAGGATTATTTTGGCTCTCGTATATATTGTTATCCAAACGCTTAAATAAGTATAACTAACTTAGTTATAATAGATTTAATTAATTTGCTTATAGTGAATTAATTAGACTCATTGTAATTATTAAATAATCATATACCTTTACGCATTAATTTTATTAATCATGGCAATACCTTCAAGGCCCATAGGGCAAGATCCACAATCACAACTTTTGTGGAATATATCAAAACAGATGGAGCAATTGATTGGACAAGTGGGAGCTGTAGTTAAAAACACTGCAGGATTAACCACTACAACCACTACCACTACAGCTACTCCATAAGAATAAAACAAACCAAAACTACATATGAAGGATTTAAAATTTATCTGTGCCCAACCAGATGATACTTATTACACTTGGCAGGTACATGCTTGGTTAGAAAGTCTTAAGAACATTGGGCACTCAGACAAAGCTATTGTACTTGTGTACACTCCTAGCTTTAGACAGAAAAGTGATAAATGGCAAAAGATTGAAAATCTCTATCCAGAAGCAGAATTTGCTTATTACAAGGATGGGGGGGAGGTTAGTCAGCTCTTAGGAACTTATATTCCTGTTCTGCGTCCTTACAGTCTTATGAGATATTTTAAGGACAATCCTGAAATGTCTACAAAAGCTGTCTTCTATTGTGATTGTGATATATTATTTACAGATAAATTCAATGTAGATGCTTATATAAATGATGACACATGTTATCTCTCTGATACAAATAGCTACATAAATGCTTCATACTTTGATAGTAAGATAAAGGATGTGCTTCCTGACATGATACAAGCATATAAAAATATTGATGTTTTAGAGCAACTTGCTTCTAAAATTGGTATTTCAAGAAAGATAGCTGAGGCTAACAATAACAACTCAGGAGGAGCACAATACTTTGTAAAGAATGTAGATGGTGCTTTCTGGGAAAAGGTGATGAAAGATTGTATAACAATACGTTTGTATTTACAAACTATAAATAAACAATATTTTGCAAATGAGAATAAAGGGTTTCAAAGCTGGTGTGCAGATATGTGGGGAGTGTTATGGAACCTTTGGTTGAAAGAAAAAGAAACTAAAAATATACCTGAAATGGACTTTTCCTGGGCATCAGATCCTATTGAGAAAGTGCACAAGCTTGGAATGTTCCACAATGCAGGTATAACAGATAGAGATATGGATGGTTATCCTGCTTTTTACAAAGGAGCTTACCACACTGGTAAAGATCCATTTGAAGATACACATATGCTCACAGTGGCTAATGATGTAAATGCTAAAGGTAGAGGAACACATTACTATGTCACAAAACTTATTGAATTAAAAAATAAATATAATTTAAATTACTAATTATGGCCCAAAATAATAATCGCCCTCTCAAAGCTTATGTACGCTTTGATGGTACTGGAAGAATAGTTCCAAGCAGCCTAATTTTACGGAGAAAGAAACCAAAGGTGGGTAAATGGGTAGAAATTCCAGCTTATGAATGCTGCAATTATGTTCCTACAACAACCACTACCACAACTGCTACTCCTACAACAACAACAACAACAACTGCTCCACGTTAAAATTAAATAAAAATGGCAAATAGCAATAATAGATTAAAAGCATATGTACGTTATGATGGTACAGGACGTGTTATAGCAGGCAGTTTGATCTTACAAAGATTCAAACCAAAGGTGGGTAACTGGCAAGAGATAGATGCAAATGAGTGTTGTAATTACACAACAACTACAACCACTACATCTTCTACTAGTACATCAACTTCTACTACAACAACAACTACAACAGTTCCTCCAACTACCACTACAACTACAACAGCACCTAGATAAAACTAAAACAACATGGCAACATCACTATTTCCAAGTGAAATGATGGAAAATGCAATAGGAAATGCACTTACATTAGAAACAATTTCTGGTAAGCTGTCATATTTCTATGAGCAATTACATCTATTACATTTCCAAACTACATCATTTGCTGAGCACGAAGCTTTAGGTAAAATATATGACAGGGTAGGGGATTTTCAAGATGAGATTGTAGAAAAGATTATGGGTTATTC